CATTGACTTTGTACCTTTCATAATGTCGTCAACGTTCTTTGAGTTAAAATAGTTCAACTCCTTTCTAAAGAACGTCTTTACTGATTGATTAGTTGCTTTGCAATGGTTTTTAACTATTCTTAAATGTTCTTTGTGTATTTTAGTCATTTTAATATTTTGGTCTATAAATTATTTCTATTGTATGTCCATAATCTTTTTTGAATGTTGCTATACATTCTTCAAGAGTACCCTCTAAAGTTATTCCTCTGGAGTACAACCCATCGTTAACATAATAAACTATGTGCCATTTTTCTTTTTCCATGTTATTTGTTTTTAAAATTGTTTGTTTTTTATTAACTCTTGAACAAATTTATCTCTAATTTCCGTAGCTTTCTCAATTCGTTCTTTAATCAAATTAATTCTTTCCTCATCACGTTCAACAATAATGTTGTGAAACATAGGTTTTCCGTTGAAAATAATGTAATTAAAAAAGTGAGTTCTTTCGGCTTCGGTGCAAAGCATCTGCATTTGCATCTGGTCGTTGTATTTTTTATCAAACTCTCCGCTTTGCACTATCTTAAAAAACTTTTGCGCTCTCGGGCATTTAATTTCAACAAGTTCATTTAAACCAACCAAACCATCCGGAGAAGCTCCAGCGTTATTTCCGTAAATTACAAATGTTGCGTTTTTAACTTCCTTAAATTCTACCTCTGGCAATCTTTTAAACTCTTCAAAAGCCATTGGTTCAAGTTCCGTTCCTCTTCGCATATCAAAAGATTCAAAGCCCTCTTCGTTGTCGCGACCGAAAACTATTTCACACGCTTTTTCAAAAGCATAATTCTCTCCAGTTAAACCCAAACCTTTAACCCCTAAAAGTTCAGAAATTCGAGAAGCTGTAAACCTACCCAATCTTTGGGTAAACCAATCTTCTGTTCTTTGTTCTGGTTGAGCAACGCTGTAAGCAAATTCTTCGGCTGCTCTATCTATGTCTAATATATTATTTTCCATTGTTTATTTGTTTTGCTGATAAAAATAAATTGTATGATTTTTCAAGTTCCTTGCTCAAAGTATATTTTGCCTTTATGTCATCAACTGTTGCACCAGCTTCGTATGCTCTTTGAAACTGCTCGCTTGTAAAGTTTGGTTTCACTAAATTAACTTTTTGCGTTTGCGTTACTTGACTTGCGGAATTTGCGTCGTCGTCGTCTGCTTGCAAAGATAGAAGTGATTGCAAAGTGTATCGTCTGAAATAAGTTATCTGCGAACCCATTGCTTGACTTGGAAGCGTTGTATTTAACTCTAAAAAACTAGATATTGCTTCTCCAGTATCTACGTCATGTATCTCGGTGTACTGTTTGCCATCTACAATAGGTTGTAACAATACTAAACCGTTTTCTAATAGTATTGGTTCAACCGCACTAATTAAAGCGTTTATATCGGCGTAGGTGTTTTTAAAGTGGGGATTCTTAGCGTTCTTTGCAACTATCCCGATTTGCTTTTTACATTCAAGCAATTTTCCGTAAATTGTTTTTTTGTTCATCTGTTTTTGTTTTTAAATATTTTTTTTACAAATATAATACAATTTAATTAATACAACACAATTTAATTATTTTTTTTGTTTTTTAAATAGAAACCAGTCGGAACATCCAATTTTTTTAGGGTTGATAAGTCTATACCGTCGCTGTTAAATCTGCTCTCCCCCGTTATTGAAGCTAATTCTCTAACTATTTTTATGTAATCGCGTTCAATATCTTCCTGCAAAGTATTTTTTTTATACGTTGGGTACAGAAATTCCTTGCCTAGCATCACAACATAATAGTTTTTTTTGTTAATTATCAGCTGACCTATTTCTAAACTACCATAAAATAGATGCCTAAACTTATTATCAAGCATAGCGTTTTCTTCTGTTCTAATTTTGTTCATATTCTTTTATTTTTTTGTTTATTATTTGTTTTTCTAAATTCCAAAACAGAAAGTTGTAGTATCTTAACTCTCCATATTGGTCTAATTCAAAACCTTTTAAACTTAATAAATATTTTGTAAACTCATCAATCGTTGGTTTTTTCAAAAGTCAAAGTTTTGTATTTCTATAAATTTACTGTAATCTATTTCTCCTTTTCCGTCTTGCAAAACAATAAAATCCCAACCAAAAGATTTTGATAATTTACAATTTTGATAAACTTGTAATTTTTTTAATGTATCATTTTTTTCTTTTACTTCAATCAATATTGTTCTTTTGCCGTTACCAACTAATAAATCGGCAATCCCATTTTTATTTGTTTTAGATAATTTTATTACTTCGTAACCGTTTTTTTTATATTCAGCTATTACTTTATTTTGAAAATTTGACATTGTAATCTTTTTTAAAATGTGAACTTGTGTAGTTTTTCTTTTTTATCAATGCTTTAAATATATTATCTTCAATACCATTTTTTGTAAAAATAAAGAAAATATTATTAATAAGTCTATCCATAGTTGTAAGTCTATCCCTGCTTTGCCAGTAACTAGTGGCAGAAAAATCTAAATTGTAATAAACTAAATATTTAGCTTGCTTTAAACTAATGCCCTCACGCCCAGAAACTATTTGCAATGCGATTGACTTATTTGTATTGTTAAAATCTTCTAGGTCATTTGTTATGTTTTCCCCAAACACTTCTTTCAATAAGTCATATTCTGCTTTAAATTTGTAGAATATACCCAGCTTTATGCCTTGCCACTTATTAAAAATAAACTCCGCTTTTGACTTGTCAATTATCATAGTATTGCCACTTTCAAACTTAACAGTTCCGCTGTAAATCTGGTGCAACTTACTCATTAATTTAACTGCCGTATCTCCTAATATTTCCTCGTTTTTACCAACTACCAATAAATCTTTTTTAAGTCGTTCAGCTAGTTTATAAGTTTGTTCACTCATATTACAATAAACAATTTCTTCTGTTACTTTAGATGTAAATCCGCTTTCTTGTTGAGTAAATGAAATAATATAATTGTCTGTTATTTCTTTAATTAGTTTATCGTTAGCATCACTATAATCTTTTACCATTCCATAACCTAAGTTTCGCTGTGTAACATTAACAAACTTATTTGACCACTTATAAAAATTACCATATTTTATAAATGGCGAAAATGAACTAACCCAAAACTGGTGGTAAATCTGACTAAAACTTTCTGGCGTTGGAGTTCCGCTTAATAGTATCAATGGCAACCAACAGTATTTTTGTTTAAATAATTTTGCACCTTTACTTGGCTTTGGGAAAGAACCAAAACGATGGCTTTCATCGTGAACAACACAATCAAATGTATCGTTAATTTTGTGCATCGATTCGTTATTTATTACAGTCAACTTAAAATATTTATCAAATCCAAAGCCTTTATAATCTTCTTCAATTGACTTAATAGCTTTTTTCTTTGTTAAGAATAAAACATTTTTAAATTCACTTAACTTACAAATATTTAAAGCCGTAGCAGTTTTTCCAGTTCTTACCTCCATAGCCAAATAAACTATGTTTAAATCCTTTAATATTTTAGAACCAGAACAACTTATTTCTTTTTGATACTTTCTTAATTCTTTCATATTTAAAAATCTAAATTATTTTCTATTTCATCCCAAATTTCATCCTCTGTAATTTTTGCTTTTAAAGTTTTTCTTTCTGTTAATTTAAACTTTTTAATATTGTTATTTGTAACACACTCATAATTTAAATTATGAAAATCAGCAAACTTCTTTATTGAACTTGTTACAGCGTTTTTTGTTTTTGCTAGATATGATTTAGAACAAAATGTTTTGTAAAGGTCGTAAAACTCATTAGAATTAACCCACAGCCCATAATTAACCGTTTTAATGCACTCAAATAGTTCTTTGGTAATATCAGCTTCTAATTTTTTTATAGGCAAGCTAATCGCTTCGTACGGCATTAAACCATTTTTTAAGTATTTTTTCAGGCACTCTATCATGTAGCAGTCAAACATCATCCACTGCTCATCCCCCCAATCTCTAAAAAGATAATGCCCAAAATAATCTACTGGAGTATAGTTGGCGTTAAAAAAAGCACTTAATTCTAACTCAAATTTTCTAGCATCGTGAGAACCTCCAGAACCTTTTAAAATATAGTTTGTGGTTATTAAGACTTTTGGACTATCTTCTATTGGTAATTTTATAGTATCTTGACCCTTGTAAGTTATGTCTATTCCCTCTGTAATTACACTAAAAAGATTTTCAAATAAGAATCCTTTTTTAACATCATCAAAAACTAATACTTGGCAATCTGTTTTAACAGATTGATATGGAAAATCCCCTTGAAAAGAAAAGTTTTTACCATTTAGTGAAGTTACTTTTTTCAAATGACCAATAGCATTTGACAATAAAGATTTACCACTTCTCCCGTTTGGGTCGTCGCTTATCATTTCGTCATTTAATACAATTGCCTTACCAGTTGCATTGGAATTGTAAGAATGAATAAGATAACCAATTGCGCTTTGAAAAGCATTATATCTGCTTACAGCTTGTTTATACTTAAATATGTCGTTTTCGTTCATATCTTCGTGCTTGTCAAAACCTCCAGAAATTTTCCAAACAAAATCCCGAAATTCGCTTTCGTGGTGGTCTGTTTCAACGTATTTTCTTTTTATAACTTGGTCGCGCCAAATATTCATATTGTAATCCGAATACTTTTTTAGTTGTTTACTGTCTTTTTTTACTTCAACCACACCATTTTCATAAAACAAATATGAAGTGTCTGCCGTATCTTTTAAAATACTTATTTTCTCTGTCTTTATCATAGATAAAAAATCTCTTTTGAAAATCGACGTTCGTCCAGACATTAAATTAAATACCTCCACACCCAAATCATTTTTTTCAATATATTCTAAAACAAAATCTTTAATATCTGTTTCGTCTTTTATTTCTAAAAAAATACCGTTTTTAGAAAGAATGTTAAAAGTGCTACTTTCGTTTGGCTTACTTTTAAAATATTGAAAATGCTCAAGAAATTTCTTAAAATCTAAATTGCTCAAAGATATTTTACCGTCTTGGCTTCGGCTGAAAAATGGTCTTAATTCACTCATAATTTTTAAATATATTCAGAACTATGTCAAGCTAGCCACGACCAAGAGGCATCACTCGACAAAGTTCCAAACGTAAAAATTCTTTTTGTAATTGGTCGTTACTTTATAGATGTTGCAAATATACAAAAACTTTTTAAATAAAAAAGAATAAAAACTTTTATTGAACTTTTATTGAGGAAAACCGTTACTTATATTGAACTTTTATTGAACTTTTATTGAGGCTGGCTCTACGTTTAAGCCGAATTAGTATAAAGTTTAATTTTTCTAAAAAAAATTATGTAAAACAGTATAGTGTTTTATAAATTATTTATTTTATACTAAATAGACCTAAAGCCGCGCTACCACTAAATAAAAGTTCAATAAAAGTTCAATAAAAGTTTAACACAAAAAAACCCCACCAAATTAATGATAGGGTTTGTTTTAGTGGTTAGTTTTTAAAATGCCATATCTTTTGACGGCTCTGGAATAGCGGTAAAAGCGTCTATTTTCCACGCTTCAATTGTGTTGAAGTATTTTGTAACCCCATCGTCTCCAGTCCACGAGCGACCTCGCAAATTAATTGAAACATCTACGTCTTGACCGATAGAAAATTTATCTATTAAATCAACTTTATCTTGAGATAATTGCATTGCTATTTCTTGCGGGTACGTTTCATTTGTTACCACCACAAAAGCGCGTTTTCTGAATTTTTCATTAACTACAATTGTCTGTTCTACTACTTTAATCTTTCCTTTTACGTTCATATTTATTTGTTTTAAATGTCCAGTTTTTTTCGATAAAAACTGGACAAAGTTAACTATTTTTTTGTTAATATTCGTTTTTTATTTCATCTCGATTGTTGTCCCAGTTAAACACAAACGGGTTGTGCGTTTTTGTTCCGTCGTTTAAATAGTTAAACACTTCGAAGAAACTCTTGCCGCGTTTAAAATTAGTTTGTACCCATTCAGAGGACGGCGACAACGCACCATAGTTGTAATAACTAAACTTCTCGCTTGTACTTTCGTCGAATAGTTTTTGATGGCTGTCGCCCTTGCTGAACTCAATCTCAAAATTGTGTAAATTATGGTGGTCAATGTAACCGCTAATTTTTTCTATTTGCTTAGAATCCAAAAAAGGTTTGAAACCAAACTTTAACGATTTACTATCTTTTCCGTGCGATAAAATAAAGCATCTGTTTCCAATTGTGTAGTGGTCTATAAACTTGCGGATGTTTACAACGCTAACCTTGCTGTCTTTTGATTCTGCAATGGACTTAAAAGCTGAATTTACTACATAGCCAAACGAGCCAGCGTGATTGTCGTTACAAATATTATGGCAAATTATTCTGTCGTAATGAATTTTCAGACTATCAATAAGCGTAACCTTAAAACGCAACCCAATATCGAACGCCTTTTCGTTATCCATATTCTGCGGTAACTTATGCCCTTTTCGCGTTGTTTCTCCGTCCCAACCGTCCATAAAGTCGCCGAGTTCGTCAATGATTAAAACTTTTGATTTTTGATTTTTTATTGTGTGATTAATTATAGTTGAAAGTCTTTTATTTATTTCTTGTTCGTCCCACTTGCCGCCATACAAAGAAAAGCCGTTTTCGTTTGTTGTCATTCCGATATGAACATCGGTGTACACTAATCTATCAAAATCCAGATAATCGTTTTTAAATTTATCCTGCTCGGGAATAATCCAATTGTCAACGTACTTTGAAATAATTGTATCAAAATCTATTTGTTTTATAACCTCATCAATTTCTTTAACTTTGTCTATTCCAGTTTTAACCCATTGCTGACCAGTAGTAACGTTTGTTGAAACTCCAGTTATTATGTGATTTTCTGGTATGTCAATAAGGTTTGACGCTGACAGCCTTTCTACTTTGCTAACTATTTCTCCTTTGCCGTTGGTTGTTCTTTTTATTTCCTTAAATTCTGTATTTCCAGAAGTTCTCAACCTTTCCAATTGCTTAAGCTGGCTATTGTTTAGCATATATCTATTGTATTCCTTTACTTCAAATCCAAGCGTAACGGCTTCGTATGCTTTTAATCTTTTCCTCACTTTCATAATCAATCAAATTCGTTATTAATGAATTGGTTTTGTTTTATTTTTATCCAAAGTTTATTCAACGACCTTTTGTAGTATTTCAAATACGGCTTATAAAAAAAACTTTTTGCTATTCTGTTTCTTGCTTTTACTCTCATTGTTTTTAATTTAATTGTGTGTAATTTTCCTCTAATATAGTGCCTTCTGGAAGAAT